GTAATATACACAACACCCGCCGCACATTTCCCCGTATCTTCTGTAGTTTTAGCGGCTTGATATAATGTGCTTTTAGAGTTAATATGTACACAACGGAAGGGCAAAGCCCGCCGGAAACTACGAAACACGGAGGAAAAAACAATGATCAGCTACGGAATGGCAAAGGCAAGAGCAATGGCAGGCAGAGACGACTGGAACGAGCGCGAGGCAATCAAGAGTGCCACGATCCTTTGGTACGACACCGAGGAGGAAGGCTACGAACTGGAGATTGAGAACGAGGACGACCTCGACGCAGAGGACTTCAAGGCTTGGGTTGAGGAGAACGCCGACAGCCTTGCGCAGGAGGACGCAGCCGCAAACGGCACGACCTTCGAGGGCATCGAGGAGATCGAGTACGAAACCGAATGGATTGACGACGATGCCCTTTTTGACGAAGACTACGCAGCCGCCTGCGAAAGCGAATGGGAATGGATGACCGGCAGATAAGCCGGTCGCCCCACCGGGGCGGCACAGCGCCGCCCAGTGCGCGGGCAGCAGGTTCCTCGCAAACTGATGCCATGCCAGAACAAGCCCCACACAGCGCATTTACGCGGCTCCTGCGGGCGGGCGTAAAGTACACAAACAAGCGGAAAATACCGCAGCGATCATTGTTATTACTCACACTTGATATATCCGCCGTTTAGAGTTAATATGTGTACAACGGAAGGGCAAAGCCCACCGAAAACTACGAAAAACGGAGGAAACGAATATGTGGCATGAAGGTACGATTGGAGTTCCGAAGGGCGACGGCAAGTACACGGTGGTTCATTACTGGGTGAAAGCCTACGACGAGGGCAGCCAGTACGGAATCGACGGTGGCAGGATCAGCAAGGCAACGCTGAAGATCAGCGGCGAGGTTGTTTACAACTACGACCGGGGGCTGGATGTTCCGCCGCAGAACGAGGCAGCGAAAATGGCGCTGGCGATCCTGATGCACGAATACAACTAAAAACACGAAGGCGGCTACCGGAAGGCAGCCGCCTTTCTCATGGAGGTGAGGCACTTGCGAAAGCTGAAAGATTATACACCGACGCAGTTCATGGCGGAGGATTCCCATTACGACAAAGCCGCCGCCGACTACGCAGTCCGGTTCATCGAGTGCCTTGCTCATACCAAAGGCACATGGGCGGGAAAGCCGTTCGAGCTGATTGACTGGCAGGAGCGCATCATCCGCGACTTGTTCGGTGTCATCAAGCCCAACGGCTACCGGCAATTTAACACGGCATACATCGAAATCCCGAAGAAAAATGGCAAGTCCGAGCTTGCCGCTGCGGTCGCACTGCTGCTTACCTGCGGCGACGGTGAGGAACGTGCCGAAGTATACGGCTGCGCTGCTGACCGGCAGCAGGCGGCGATCGTGTTTGACGTCGCTGCCGATATGGTTCGGATGTGTCCCGCCCTGAACAAGCGCGTCAAAATCCTGACCTCGCAGAAGCGCATCGTGTATGTGCCGACCAACAGCTTCTATCAGGTGCTTTCCGCCGAGGCGTACAGCAAGCACGGCTTCAATATTCATGGTGTCGTCTTCGACGAGCTGCACACGCAGCCGAATCGAAAGCTTTTTGACGTTATGACGAAAGGCTCCGGCGATGCACGAATGCAGCCGCTGTATTTTTTGATTACGACGGCGGGAACGGACACCAATTCCATCTGCTACGAACAGCACCAGAAGGCGCAGGACATTCTCGAAGGGCGCAAAATCGACAAGACCTTCTACCCTGTGATCTACGGCGCTCCCGATGATGCCGACTGGACTTCTCCGGAGGTCTGGAAAAAATCAAATCCGTCCCTCGGCGAAACCATCGGCATGGATAAGGTGGAAGCCGCCTGCGAATCCGCCAAGCAGAACCCCGGCGAAGAGAACGCCTTCCGACAGCTCCGTCTGAATCAATGGGTGAAACAGACCGTCCGCTGGATGCCGATGCACAAATGGGACGCCTGCAAGGTCGATTTTGACGAATCGCTGCTGGAAGGGCGTGTATGTTACGGCGGTCTCGACCTCTCTTCCACGACGGATATAACCGCTTTCGTGCTGGTGTTCCCGCCGACCGAGGAGGACGACCATTATTATATTCTCCCGTACTTCTGGCTGCCGGAGGAGACGCTTGACCTGCGCGTCCGACGCGACCATGTTCCCTACGACCTCTGGCAGCGGCAGGGCTTCCTGATGACGACCGAGGGCAACGTCGTGCATTACGGCTTCATCGAAAACTTCATCGACGAGCTGGGTACACGGTTCAATATCCGGGAGATCGCCTTCGACCGCTGGGGCGCGGTGCAGATGTCGCAGAACCTTGAGGGGCTGGGCTTCACGCTGGTGCAGTTCGGTCAGGGCTACCGTGATATGTCGCCGCCGACCAAAGAACTGATGAAGCTGACGCTGGAGCAGAAGATCGCCCACAACGGGCATCCAGTGCTCCGCTGGAATATGGACAACATTTTCATCAAGCGTGATCCGGCGGGCAACATCAAGCCGGACAAGGAGAAGTCCACGGAGAAGATCGACGGAACGGTCGCCACGATCATGGCGCTTGACCGTGCGATCCGCTGCGGAAACGACACGGGCGACAGCATATATGACGAGAGAGAGTTATTGGTGCTGTAAGATGTTGATTTCTGTTATAAAACGTGCTATAATAAACAAGGGTGATAGAAATGGCAAGTCGCAAGTCAACTCATGTCACAGAAACAAGATCAAGAACAAAGTTTGCAGCAATGATAGCAAATTATAGAAACGGCGATGCATTATTTAGAGAAATCACAGAACGAGATTACGGGATTGATGGCTTGTTAGAGTTGTTTAATGATGGAATTCCGACAGGTAAGTTTGCACTTATTCAATTGAAAGGTTCTGCAAGTACTATTGTTCCTTTAAAAACGGAACCCTTTGTGTCGGTTGGCGGAGTATCCGCGTCCAATATACAATATGCATTTCAAACTAATATTCCAGTTATTATTGTGTACATATCATTAAAGACTGGAAGCAGCTATTATTACGCTGATATGCATACAATTGTCTCGGAGGATATTCTTGAGACGGCTCAAAACAATGAATCAGGTAAAACAACATTAAGAATACCAGTGGGGAACTGTGCATTAGACAACATAGAACCACTTGTGGAAATCATAAACAATTATTATGAAAGACGCCAATCAAATTGATGGGCGTTTTTTTACTAAAGGAGAGTGATGCACATGGGCATTTTCAGCGGACTGTTCCGGTCGAGGGACAAGCCGAAGGACAGCTACGACAGCCCGTCTTACAGCTACTTCTTCGGACGGACTCATGCGGGTAAGCAAGTCAACGACCGCACGGCGATGCAGATCATTGCAGTTTACGCCTGCGTGAGAGTTTTGTCAGAGGCGATCGCGCAATTACCCCTGCACGTCTACCAATACACTGATAACGGAAAAGAGCGAGTGCCGAAGCACCCGCTTTATTTTTTGCTGCATGACCAGCCGAATCCCGAAATGACATCGTTCGTTTTCCGGGAAACGCTCATGGCGCACCTGCTGATCTACGGCAACGCCTATGCGCAGATCATCCGGAACGGCAGAGGTGACGTCATCGGACTGTATCCGCTGATGCCGGATAAGGTGCGTGTTGACCGTGACGATCGCGGCAGGCTCATCTACCGCTACAGCCGATACGACGAACACAACCCGAATTTCAGGCAGCAGGGCGAGATCATCCTGCCAATGGAACAGGTGCTGCATATTCCCGGCTTAGGCTTTGACGGTCTGGTCGGATACAGCCCCATTGCAATGGCAAAGAATGCACTCGGTCTGGCGGTCGCCTGTGATGAGTACGGCTCGTCCTTCTTCGCAAACGGAGCTGCACCTTCGGCGGTGCTGGAGCATCCGGGCGTGATCAAAAATCCGGAGCGTGTGCGTGAGGCGTGGCAGCGGGCTTACGGCAGCAGCAATGCGCATAAGACAGCGATCTTGGAGGAGGGCATGAAATACACGCCTATCTCCATTCCGAATAACGAGGCGCAGTTCCTTGAAACCCGAAAGTTTCAGATAGAGGAAATTGCCCGCCTGTACCGTGTGCCGCTGCATATGATCGGCGATCTCGACCATGCAACATTCAGCAACATCGAGCATCTGTCGCTCGAATTCGTAAAATACACCCTTGATCCGTGGCTGGTACGCTGGGAACAGGGACTACAGAAGGCGCTTCTTTCGGATTCCGAAAAGGGGCGCTATTTCATTAAATTCAATGTGGAAGGTCTGCTGCGCGGCGACTATGCAAGCCGAATGCAGGGCTATGCGACTGCACGGCAGAACGGCTGGATGTCCGCAAACGATATCCGTGAGTTGGAGGATATGAACGCTATTTCCGATGAGGAAGGCGGCAATCTGTATCTGGTGAACGGCAGCTTCACAAAGCTGGAGGACGCAGGCGCTTTCGCAGAGAAAGGAGAAAATGCAGATGAATAAGTTCTGGAACTGGGTACGCAATGAAGACACCGGCGCATCCGAGCTGATCTTCAACGGACCGATTTCGGAAGACACATGGTTCGGCGATGAGATCACGCCTGCCATGTTCCGCAATGAGCTGGCGAAGGTCAGCGGCGACCTGACCGTCTGGCTGAATTCACCCGGCGGAGATGTGTTCGCAGCTTCTCAGATCTACACCATGCTCCGCAACCACAAGGGCAAGGTCACAGTCAAGATCGACGGCATTGCGGCAAGTGCAGCTTCTGTCGTTGCAATGGCTGGTGATGAAACCCTCATCGCACCGACCGGTATGCTGATGATCCACAATCCTTCGACTGTCGCTTTCGGAAATAAGGAAGCGATGCAGAAAGCCATCGAGCTTCTGGACGAGGTCAAGGAGAGCATCATCAACGCCTACGAGGAGAAGTCCGGTCTGAGCCGCAGCAAGATCGCCCGCATGATGGACGAGGAAACATGGCTCAATGCGAAAAAGGCACAGTCCCTCGGACTGGTGGACGGTATTCTGTTCGCAAGCGGTCAGCCGCAGCCGAAGCAGGACGAGGATGATAAGCCCGATGAAGATACACCGGAGGAGGACGAGCCGAAGGAGGATAACCTCACGGCAATGTCCTATTCCCGTGCAGCAACCATGCAGAGCCTGATGAAAAAGGTCTCGGCAGAACACAAAGGTACACCCGTAGATCAGCTGATGAGTCGGCTGAATCTTCTGAAATACTGATTGGAGGTATGTATAATGACTATTCAGGAACTTCGTGAAAAGAGAGCGAAGGCGTGGGACACCGCCCGCGACTTCCTCGACAGCAAGCGTCAGGCTGACGGTACGCTTTCCGAGGAGGACAGCAAGACCTATGACGCAATGGAAGCAACCATCGTGAACCTCGGCAAGGAGATTCAGCGCATGGAGCGTCAGGCTGAGATCGAGGCGGATATGGCAAAGGCAACATCTGCACCGATTCTCACCACACCTGCTGCGCAGAATACCGAGCCGGAAAAGACAGGAACTGCATCTGCGGCATACAGCGATGCATTCTGGAACAGCATCCGCAACCGTAACTGGATCGACGTCCGCAACGATCTTCATGTCGGCACGGACACCGAGGGCGGCTATCTTGTGCCGGATGAGTTCGAGAGAAAGCTCATCGAGGCACTGGAGGAGGAGAACATCTTCCGCCAGATGGCGACCGTCATCAAGACCTCCAGCGGTGACCGCAAGATCCCGATCGTCACATCGAAGGGCGATGCGGTCTGGATGGATGAGGAGGAGCAGTACACGCTTTCCGATGACACCTTCGGTCAGGCATCGCTCTCCGCATACAAACTCGGTACAGCGATCAAGATCTCCGAGGAACTTCTCAATGACAGCGTGTTCGACCTTCCGTCCTACATCGCCCGTGAGTTTGCCCGCAGAATCGGCGCAAAGGAGGAGGAAGCCTTCTTCATCGGCAACGGCACCGGCAAGCCTACCGGCATCTTCAATGCAACCGGCGGCGCACAGGACGGCGCGACTACCGCAGGCGCAAGCATCACCTTCGATGATGTGATGGAGCTGTTCTATTCGCTCCGCAGCCCTTACCGCAAGAAGGCGGTCTGGGTGCTGAACGATTCTACGGTCAAGGCACTCCGCAAGCTGAAAGATGGCAACGGCAACTACATCTGGCAGCCTTCCGTTGCGGCAGGCGTTCCCGATACGATTCTCAACCGTCCCTACAAGACCTCCAGCTATGTTCCGGAGATCGGCGCTGGCAAGAAGTGTATGGCATTCGGCGATTTCAGCTACTACTGGATCGCTGACCGTTCCGGTCGTACCTTCAAGCGCCTGAATGAGCTGTTCGCAATGACCGGTCAGGTCGGCTTCCTTGCAATGGAGCGTCTTGACGGCAAGCTCATTCTCCCCGAAGCAATCAAGACACTCAAGGTCAAGAGTGGCAGCGGTGCATGATCACTCTGACTGAGACAAAAAACTATCTTCGTGTAGATCATGCGGAGGATGACAAGCTCATCCTCTCGCTGATCGACACTGCCAAGCGACTGGTGCAGGACGTCGGCAGAATGGACGAGCAGGCACTTGCGGTCAATGAGGAAACCACCCGGCAGGCTATGCTGTATACTGTTTCTTACCTCTATGAGAACCGCAATACTGCCGATTACCACAAGCTGACGCTCACGCTCCGGGCGCTTTTATTTGCGCAGCGTGAAGGGGTGATCTGATGGAGATCGGAACGCTGAATCAGCGCATCGCCCTGCTGGAACACAGCACGAAGATAGACGGCATCGGCAACCACAAAGCCCGGTGGGAGGAAACATTCTCCTGCTGGGCTGCCGTGTCCGTAAAGACATCGACGGAAACAACCGATGCGGGCGTTACGAAGGAAGTCGTATCGCTGGAATTCACTGTCCGGCAGACACCCGATACCAAGCGCATCAATACCACCACGCACAAGCTGCGCTTCCGTGGTCTGGTATACGACATAAACAGTGTGCTGCCGAATTATAAATCACTCGACTATATGAAGATCACGGCGGGTACACGAAAGGCTGGTGAGCAGGATGACTTCGATTGATGATATGGCGGCGGAGATCATGCGCGGTCTGACGGAATATGCAGACCTTGCCGATACCGCCATGAAAGCCGCTGTAAAAAAGACGGCGACCTCCGTCAAGAAGGAGATATCCGCCAATGCTCCAAAGCGCAGCGGGAAGTACCGCAAGAGCTGGACGACCAAGAAAACGAAGGAGAACAGCCATTCTCTTGAAATGACCGTTCATTCGAAAGACCGCTACCAGCTTGCACACCTGCTTGAAAAAGGTCATGCGAAGCGCAACGGCGGACGTGTATCCGGCAAGCCGCATATCGCTCCTGCGGAAGCGCACGGCGAGGAAATGCTCACGCAGCTTATCGAGGAGGCGCTGTCATGACCTATGAAGAAATCAATGAAATGATGCAGGAGATCGGTCTGCCGTTCGCCTATCATCATTTTGCCGAGGGCGAGTCTCCGAAACCGCCCTTTGTTATTTTCCTTTCCCCCGGCGAGGACACCTTCGGCGCGGATAACCTGATGTATCACAGCTTCAAGCAGCTTGATATTGAGCTGTATACGGATGAAAAGTCGCCCGATACAGAAAGCCGTGTGGAGGAAGTGCTGACGCAGCACAATATTTATTACACGAAAACTGAAAGCTGGATCGAGAGCGAGAAGCTCTACGAGGTGCTTTACGAAATGGAGGTATAACAATGGCACTGCAGAAGAATAAGGTAAAATTCGGTCTGAACAAAGTTCACTGGGCTAAAATCACAGCATGGTCGGACGAGGGTGTTCCGACCTTCGCAACGCCTGTGCGCCTGCCCGGTGCAGTTTCCCTTAGCATTGATGCGAACGGCGAAAACGAGAACTTCTACGCTGACAACAGCGTGTATTATGTCATCAACAACAACGCAGGCTATGACGGCGATCTGGAGGTCGCACTCATCACCACCGACTTTGCAACGGCGATTCTCGGTGAACAGCTTGATGCAAAGGGCGTTCTGGTGGAGCGCAACGATGCGGAAACATCGCAGTTCGCACTCATGTTCGAGTTTGACGGCGACAAGAACCACATCCGTCATGTGCTGTACTGCTGCTCTGCGTCCCGTCCTGCAACTGAGGGCGAAACTACGGAGGAGAGCAAGTCCGTCAAGACGGAAAAGCTCTCCCTCAAGGCATCGGCGCTGCCAAACGGTCTGGTGAAGTCCAAGACCTGCGAAAGCACTGACCAGACCACCTACGACAACTGGTACAATGCGGTTTATATTCCGACTGCTGCAACTAACAACAGCACCGGCACTCGTTCCACATCGACCAAGTCCGGTAGCGCAACTGAGTAAGGAGGTACAGCATGGCTATTAAAAAGACAATTACCGTTGACGGTATCGAGGTTCCGTTCAAGGCGAGTGCCGCTGTGCCTCGCCTTTACCGCATCAAGTTCCGCAGGGATATTTACAAGGATATCGCAGCCCTTCAGACCTCTGTTCAGGACGGCGATGAGGAAGGCTCTAACCTCGACATCGAGAGCCTTGAAGTGTTCGAGAATATCGCCTACATCATGGCGAAACACGCTGATCCGGAGAACGTGCCGGACAATCCCGATGAATGGCTTGAAGCGTTCAACACATTCTCCATTTACGAGGTACTGCCGCAGCTCATTGAACTGTGGGGACTCAACGTGGAGACGCAGGCGGAATCTAAAAAAAACATCGAAAAACTGACCGCCCGATGACAACGCCCCTCTTCCTTCTCCGATGTGTGCAGATCGGGCTGTCCCTCTCGGAACTTGATCTGCTCACGATCGGAGTCGTGAATGATATGTTCACCGAAAAGGAAAACGACGAATATGACGGCTGGTCGGAGGTCGCTGGGCAGGCGGACTTTGATGCGTTCTGATTGACTTTTTCGTCCTTCTGTGTTATAATTCTGGTGTGAAGGAAACATGAAGCTTCCTTCGCTAAATCGGAATTTGACGAGGTAAGACAAATGACCATCCAAACAGTTGAACAAAACAACATATTATGTGCTGTTATTAACAGCGATGAAAAGGTATTTACAGATGCACAGTCTGCACTCGATGTGCTTATGACTGCAAAGTATGATGTAGGCACAAAGAATATCATAATTGACAAAAAACTGATTGTTGAGGACTTTTTCATCCTCAGCACTGGGCTTGCTGGTGAGATTCTGCAAAAGTACACCAACTATGGTGGACGCATTGCAATTTATGGCGATTACTCTCGCTATACCAGCAAGCCTCTCAGAGATTTTATCTATGAGAGCAATAAGGGGAAGAGTGTGTTTTTTGTTGCCACCAAGGAAGAAGCAATCGAAATGCTGACAAAGTAAATTCCAGTTTGTAGGGCGATAATCAAGATTCTGATTTAGCGCGTTAACTGAATATACACTGAGCAGTCCTTCGGGGCTGCTTTTTTATGCCCTCACGGAGGAGGTGAAACCGCATGGCAAACAGAATCAAGGGCATCACCGTTGAGATCGGCGGCGATACCACCAAGCTGTCGAAGGCTCTGGAAGGTGTCAATAAAAACATCAAGAACACGCAGACGCAGCTCAAAGATGTACAGAAGCTGCTGAAACTCGATCCGACCAATACGGAACTGCTCTCGCAGAAACACAAGCTCCTCGCCGATGCGGTGAAGGCTACCAAAGAAAAGCTGGATACACTGAAAACGGCAGCAGAGCAAGCAAATCAGGCGCTTGCGAACGGCGACATTTCGCAGGAGCAGTATGATGCCCTGCAGCGTGAGATCATCGAAACGGAACAGGAGCTGCAGAACCTCCAGCGTGAGGCGGAGGCTTCCAGCACGGCGCTTGCAAAGCTTGGTCAGGCGGGAGAAATGCTTGAAAAAGCCGGTGATAAGATTGCCGATGTCGGTACGACATTGACTACTCATGTGACCGTTCCTGTTATGGCTGCCGGAACTGCCGCTGTGAAGACGGCTGCAGATTTCGATTCTGCTATGTCGAAGGTCGCTGCTGTATCCGGTGCGACCGGTGATGAACTGGACGCGCTCCGGGACAAAGCCCGTGAAATGGGCGCAAAGACCAAGTTCTCCGCTTCCGAGGCAGCCGATGCCATGAACTATATGGCGATGGCGGGCTGGAAAACCGGAGATATGCTGGAAGGTATCGAGGGCATCATGAACCTTGCTGCTGCTTCCGGCGAGGACTTGGCGACAACTTCGGATATTGTAACTGACGCCCTGACCGCTTTCGGCTTATCTGCTGCCGACAGCGGTCATTTTGCTGATGTGCTGGCGGCGGCATCCTCCAATGCGAATACCAATGTCAGCATGATGGGTGAAACCTTCAAATACTGTGCGCCTGTTGCGGGTTCTCTGGGATTCTCCTGCGAGGATACCGCACAGGCAATCGGTCTGATGGCAAACAGCGGTATCAAGGGTTCGCAGTCCGGTACAGCACTGCGTTCGATCATGACAGCCCTTGCGGGGGAGGTCAAGTTCTGCGGTGATGCCTTCGGCGAAATCGAAATTGCAACGACCAACACTGACGGCTCCATGCGTGAGCTGAATGACATTCTCGCAGACTGCCGTGTGGCTTTTGCACAGATGTCCGAATCGGAACAGGCATCGGCAGCGCAGGCTCTGGTCGGCAAGAATGCAATGTCCGGATTCCTTGCGCTGATGAATGCTGCGCCCTCGGATATTCAGAAGCTGGAAGGTGCGATCAGCACTTGTTCCGATGAAATCGACGGCTATAACGGTGTCACTGAGAAGATGGCTGCCGTCATGCAGGATAATCTCGGCGGTCAGCTCACCATTCTGAAATCGCAGCTTCAGGAGCTTGCTATCTCTTTCGGCGAAATCCTGATGCCTGCAATCAGGTCTATTGTTACCCGTATTCAGGGGCTTATTGATAAATTTAACGCGCTGTCGCCTGCGACAAAGGAAACCATTGTCAAGGTTGCACTTGTAGCGGCGGCACTCGGACCTCTCCTTGTCGTAGTCGGCAAAACAATGGTCGGTGTCGGCAAGCTGATGCAGCTTGTAGCAAACCTGCCTACGATCATTGCAAGCGCAAAGGCGGCGTTCACTTCTTTCGGCGCTGCCATCGGCGGAATCAGTGCGCCCGTGGTCGCTGTCATTGCAGTTGTCGCTGCACTGGTGGCGGCTTTTGTTCATCTGTGGCGCACGAATGAGGACTTCCGCAATAAGATCACTGCTATCTGGGAACAGATCAAGAGCATTTTCTCCGGCTTCTGTCAGGGCATCGTTGACCGCATTAATGCGCTGGGGTTTGACTTCAAAAATATCACCGAAGTCATCAAGGCTGTATGGGACGGACTCTGCAAGTTCCTGAAGCCGATCTTTGAGGGGCAGTTCCAGCAGATCGCAAACATCTTCAAAGCTGTGACAGACATTATCCTGAGTGTTCTGGATATTTTCGTCGGCATCTTTACCGGCGACTGGAGCAGAGTGTGGGATGGTATCAAGGGTATATTTTCTGCGGTATGGAATTTCATCAAGGATACACTGAAAAATGCGCTGAATATGATCTGCGGTATTTTCGGCACCGATCTTGGTGAAGTGAAGGAATTCTGGGTAGGCGTCTGGACGAGCATCAAGAACTTTTTCGTCAACATCTGGAACGGTATAAAGAACTTCGTAAGCACCGTCCTAAATGCGATCAAGAACTTTTTCACAACTATCTGGACGGGTATCAAGAACTTTTTTGTCGGTATCTGGACTGCGATTTATAACAGTGTATCTGAGAAAATCAACCTCATCAAAACTGTTATCACGGTCGTTTGGAATGCCATTCATACAGCAATCACCACTGTTCTGAATGCGATCTGGTCTGTTATCACAACTGTATGGCAGACCATTTACGACTTTATCTCTCCGTTGCTGGAAGCGTTCAAATATCTGTTTGAAACGATTTTTGAGGCTATCCATGTAATTATCAGTCGCGTCATGGACTGGATTCACGAGAAAATCACCACCACATGGGAAACCATCAAGGCGGTTGTGACAATCGTGCTGGAAGCAATCAAGACGTTTTTCGAGACAATTTGGAATGCAATTTCTACCACGGTCAGCACGGTAATGGATGCGATCTCCATTACCATTTCTACAGTCTGGAACGCAATCTCCGGCTTTATCTCCGGGGTGCTGAATGCGATCTGGTCTGTGATTTCTTCTATCTGGGAGAGCATTAAAAACCACATCACCAATACGCTGAATGCCATTCACGCTGTTGTATCGGCGGTATGGAATGCAATTTCCGGTTTCATTTCCGGCGTGGTGAATGCGATTTCCAGCACCATTTCTTCCGTATGGAACGGCATCAAGAACACGATCACAAATATCCTGAACGCCATTAAAACAACGGTATCGAATATCTGGGACAGCGTGAAAAATGCCGTGACACAGAAGATCACGGCAATTAAAGACACGATCGTTAACGGCTTCAATGCTGCGGTGAACTTCATCAAGAACCTTGCATCGCAGGCATTCCAGTGGGGCGCAGATATCATCAACGGTATCGTGAACGGCATCAAGAACTGTATCGGCAAGGTTGCGGACGCAGTCAAGGGCGTGGCAAACAAGATCAAGTCCTTCCTGCACTTCTCTGTACCTGATGAAGGACCTCTTGCGGATTTCGAGAGCTGGATGCCGGACTTCATGCAGGGACTTGCGGACGGTATCAATGCAAATACCAGCGTGGTAAACGATGCAGTCAACAGCTTTGCTGGCGGACTGGCTGAGAAAATCAGCAGTGTGATTCAGAGCGCTCTCTCCAATGTGGTAACGTCGGTTCAGGGCTTCATGACGCAGGTGTTTGATACCGTGAAAACGGTCTGGACAAACGCCAATGCTGCAATTGATGCGACAATGGCGCAGATCAGCAGCGGTATCACTTCCGGCTGGAAAGCGATCGTCAGCACGATCAAAACGGCGCTTGAAAGTATCCGCAACGTTATCACGACCACTTGGAAGGCTGTATCTTCTGTGATCTCCGCAGCGCTGGACGGCATCAAAAAGATCGTCACGGCGGTATGGACGGCGCTGAAGAACCTCATCAAAACGGGGCAGCTTGACATCAAGTCTGTGGTGACGACAACGTGGGAAGCTGTATCCGGTGTGGTTCGGACAGCGGTCAATGCGATCAAAACCGTTGTGCAGGCGGTCTGGGATGCAATGCCAGATAGCGTGCGGAATGCCATGAACCGTGTCAAGGAAGCCGTGCTGTCTATCTGGGACGGCATCAAAAACGGCATCGGCGACAGGCTCGGTGGTGTGCGCGATGCAGTCGTCAACGCCATGAACGCTGTATACAGCGCAGTCATGGATAAGGTCAACAGTTCGTGGTCGTGGGGACGCGACCTCATGCAGAACCTCATCAATGGCATCACCTATATGCTCGGCAGCCTGATCAACACAGTTGCAGATGTGGCTCGTTCCATCTGGGAATACCTGCATTTCTCTGTGCCTGAAAAGGGTGCGCTAACCGATGTGGAGGAGTGGATGCCGGACTTCATGAAGGGGCTGGCAAAGGGCATCAACAAGAGCAAGAAATATGTCGAGGCGGCTGTGTCCGGTGTGGCTGATGCCATGACGCTGACAATGCAGTCCGGGCTGAATGTCGATATGGACGGCATATCCGGCGCTATGATGAACGGCACTCCCGCAGGAACGGTCATCAACAACTATAACAACGACAACAGCCGGACAGTCAACCAGACGAATAATTCGCCTAAGTCGCTGTCACGGCTGGAAATTTATCGTATGACGCGCAATGCGCTGAATGTGTGATGACGGCTTGATGCTGTCATCATGCTTTCCGCAGTTCCTCAACTTTTTCGAGAAGTTTCTTTTCGTTTTCAAATGCCGCTTTTACAAGGCGTTTAACTGAATTTCTCAAACTGGTTTCATAGTCGTCTTGAGATAGCTTTGCTTTTGAATGGAACAGTCTAAAGTACCTATAACCAGCACGTTCTTTTTTGCCAGCAGCTTGAATTAACAGTTTGGAATTAAGAGCTTGCTCTTCATTCAGGTTAAGACCGCCTAATTCAAAATGTATTGTTAACTGCTCATCACGCTTTTCAAACCAGTACCAATAGATGTAATTAGTACCCCAAGCACTATCGGGAGTTTTTAACGGCGGAAGAAGAGCGTCCATTTTAGCAGTGGTAAAGCTCCATTTATTCTTGCCCTCATAAATGATTAAGCCTTCATTGCTTAATTCTTGCAACACACTACAAATTACTTCTGATTCAATCGAGTTATCAACGCTCACATTTTCAAAAATCAAACGTAAAGCTGTGCGATGCTTATTATAAATTTCGTTACAGATACGGGCAAGTTCTTCATCTCTCTCACGCATAATCTTTTTCCTCACTGTTTCAATGTAGTTTTTTATCAATAAAGACACTTCTGGTCTAAGTTCTGTGTCCGCAACTGCGCATTCAAGTGCCTCTATGATCTCTTCGTATGAAAAAGAAATCCAGCGTTCAGGGTTACTTGAATCTGAACCATCAGGTGTTAAAAACACATACAGGATTTCAGTGCAGTCTTTGTATTCTACCAGACTTCTCTCATAATACTCTTGTAATTGATGTTCCGATTCACCAGACCAGATTTTATTTTCGATAATAATTGCAGTCTTTTCTTCTCTCGAAAGCAGGACAATGTCCATATGGTTGGATTCACGGTACACTTGGTAAGAATAAAAGTCCTGAAGCATAAAGGCAAAGTAGTCAAAGTCTTCTCGTTCATTTTTCTCGGCGAGTTTGCGGGCAAACTCTTTTATGAAAGCGTCACCCATAGCGTGACTTTCATTTGGATCAAAAAGCCATGCTAAAATATTACTATGTCGGATTTCCATGTTTGTGATTCTAAGCACATCGAACAAATTAAAATCATCCGCCCATTTATCAAGTCCTTTTAGGCAGTTAATGTCAAGAAGAAAGTCTTTAAGGGCGGTTTTTTCGGCTTCTGTCATTTGAAATCACTCCTTACATCAAGAGTTTTATATCACCATTATACCACATCCATTCCGAAAAAGTAAAGGGGGTGCAACCATGTTTTTTTCACTTATTCTTGAAAATGCCAATGGCGATCGTGTTGATATGACCGCCACGGCAAATCAGTATATGACCTCTCGGGTAGAGGGGCTGAATCCTCCGCCCGGTACGATCAGCACCTCCAGCTATGCGGGCATGGACGGCAGCTATTTGAATAACGCCTTCATTGAGAAGCGGAATGTCGTCATTTCCTTTGAGATGCGCGGTGTGGTTGTGGAAGCCCGCAGGCATCAGCTCTACAAGGTGGTGAAGCCTTCCCGCTACATCAAGATTTACTACGCGACCGCAGGCATTGATGTATTTGCGGAGGGATATGTGGAGTCCTGCGAGGTGCAGAACTTTGAGATGCTTACAACCGGGCAGATTTCTATTCTCTGCCCGGATATTTATTGGTATTCCACGACATCGGTCATGGCGTACTACTCGCAGATCACCGGCGCTTTCACATTTCCGTTTCCGACGGAGAGTAACCCGGAGCCGTTTATCCTCGGCAAATACAACACGCAGAACATGATGACCATTGTCAATGACGGCGACGAGATCGGCTTCACGCTGGTCATAGAAGCGCTGGAGGATGCACGTTCTCCTACGCTGTATAATGCCGACACGGACGAGTATCTGCAAATCACCGGCGACATCCTCGCGGGCGATATTATCACGGTAACCACGAAAACGGGCAACAAGACCGTCACGCTCGACCGTGGCGGTGTCAAGACGAACATCATCAACCGGCTTGTTTCCGGCTCAACATGGCTGACGCTGCGGGAAGGCAGGAACCGTTTCTATCTGCGCGGCACGGGACTGCAAAACCTGAAAGTCACCATTGTTCACACCAATGCGTATCTGGGGGTATAATATGCAAATTGAGGTTTACCGCATGACAGCGGAAGAAGATGCGCTGACGATTACGCTTGAGGCGGTCTGCGACACCTTTTCTTCGCTGCTATGGGATATTGAATACTACAAGTGCGGCAGCTTTGAAGTGTATATCGCCGCCAATCCGCAGAACATTGAGATTTTCCAGACTGGCAGAATCGTCGGTCGTGATGATGATAACCAGCACTTCGGCATCATCGAATCGGTGTTGATCAATACAGACATTGAGAATGGCGACTACCTGACAGTGCGTGGTCGTTTTTTGATGTGTCTGCTGGAACGGCGCATCATTCACCCGACATACAATGTGACAGCGGCAAAGGCATACAGCGAGATCGTCCGGGAGGTCGTGACGCAGAATGCGCTGTTCACGGACAATCGTAGGATTCCGGGGTTGTCGCTCGGAACGGTCACTGGCACCTGCTGGGAGCAGACTACAACGCTGCAAATTTCCTATACGAACCTGATGCAGTGGGTGTATACGATCTGCGAGAAGCTCGGCGGAACAGCGAATATCCGGCTGGTGAAATCCTCCGGGGAGCAGTACCGCATGGTATTCGACCTCTCCGAAGGCGCTGACCGGAGCATTATGCAGGAGGATAATCCGCATATAATCTTTTCCGACGCATACAGCAATCTGCTCTCGTTCAGCTATGCCGAGGACAGCAGCGTCCAGAAGAACTTCGCCTATATCTTCGGTCAGGGCAAGGGCGATGAGCGCAAACGCACCACATATTGTGACGGCGACGAACCGACCTACCTCGACCGCTATGAAGTGTATGTGGATGCAGACGATATTTCCGAGACAGAGCAGGTCGAGGGTGAAACAATACCAATTCCGGAGGAAAAATATATCGAGCTGCTCAAAACCAGAGGTTCGGAACGACTGGTGCTGCCGAAAACAGCATCGGAGTCGGACATTGCTGCGCACAACACGCAGTATGTATATAACCGCGATTATTTTGTCGGCGACTATGTGACGGTGCAGCACCGGCGCTTCGGGATGATGCAGCCGCAGATACAGCTTATCGGTATGATTGAGGGCTTTGACCAGAACGGACGCAGCCTGACACCAACATTCAAGGAGGTATGATATATGGCTTTTTACAGCGGTTTCTTTAATTCAAAAGGGCTTGACCGCACCTATACGGCGGAGGATTTCACATCGTATCTTTCGTCTATCATCTGCAACGGTATTCTTGATACCTACGGTCAGAACTTCAAGCTGACAGCAGCGAACAGCGGTCTTGGCGTGGTTCTTGGTACCGGTAAAGCGTGGATCGATGGACACTATTTTATCAATGATTCCAGATATGTGATCGATCTCACATCCTATCAGGACGAGTCCTTGCCGAGATATGTCGGTATTGCGATCTATCTTGATACCACAGAATCTGTCCGCAGTGTTACGCTGAAGCTCTTTCCCGGCACTCCGGCAGAGAATCCGCAGCTTCCAACTATCCCACAGGATGAAGATCATGTCCGACTTCTGATGTATGCGGTGCGCATGAATCCGGGTGCTTCACGAATTACAGAAAGCGATTGGTTCGACTACCGCGAGGATAGTAATGTCTGCGGTTACTGCAAGTGCATTCTCGGCAAGTGCAAGGTGACGGAGCTGATGTCGCAGATGGCACAGCTTGTCGCAGAGGTGCAGGAAAACAACGAGACCATTGCCGAGCTGACCAATAAGGTGGATGAGCTTGAAGCGGAAGTCGAAGATATCGGAGATATTGTTGCTGCCGGTCAGTGCGGTGAAAATGCGTACTATGCGCTCTATTCCAGCGGAAAGGTGCTTGTGAAGGGTACGGGCGCAATGTATGACTACGACATTGAATCGAATCGCTCACCGTTCTACAGGAACGATGCAGTGAAATCAGTTGTTGTTTCCGAAGGCATTACAACCGTTGGTGAGGATGCTTTTGAACGCTGTCTGAATCTGGAATCTGTATCTCTCCCGACATCCCTCACCTCGATCGGCAGCGGTGCATTTATGCCTGCGGATGAATATCCGAGTGCAGCCGGAAAGCTGAACAGCATTACAATTCCCGATGCCGTTACAACAATCGGCGGTGGTGCTTTCTGGGGTGCTGCTCTTACTTCTCTCACAGTTCCTCATAATGTAGCGACGGTTGGAAAGTATGCTTGCCGTGATTGCACGAGACTAACCTCCGTCCGTTATGAAGGTTCTGTGATTGGCAGCTTTATGTTCGTTAACTGCACAGCTCTCACGAGTTTTACAATGGCGCACACGGTCGCTTCGATCGGTGAGCATTGCTTCAATTATTGCTCGGCGCTGGAAACGATCAGCTACGAGGGCAGTTTGGAGGATTGGGCAGCGATCACAAAGCAGAGCAACTGGGACGGTAAAGGCGGCATGGAAGTTGGACAGTCTGGGCTTACGCGCATTCAGTGTCTCGACGGCTTTATGGAGTGGGATGAAGAAAATCATGAATGGAAAGTTGGTGAAGAATAATGTGGAAATTTCTTGTAAAGAACCAGAGCATTGAAGTTCTGGAACGTGAAGTGCTGGCGGATCATCAGATCCAGTATGTGCAGTTCCGCTTTACCTTTGACGGTGACTGGCGGCGCTTTCATAAGGTCGTGCAGTTCTCGCAGTGTGACGAGACCTATAATATCGTCCTCGGCACTGATGGCACATCGCTGTATCTGCCTGCGGAGCTTCATGTGGGTGCGGCAAAAATGTCGGTGTTCGGCTACGACACGGAGAGCGATACAACAGTACGTGCAACGACTGTACCGGTTACCCTAAATATCCGTCCTTCCGGCTTTGTCGGTGACGACGATCCGCCCATTCCGCCGACGCCTGATCTGTATGCGCAGCTTCTGAAGAAGATCGAGGAAGCGGGACACGGCGCTGACGGCAAGTCCGCCTATGAGATTGCAGTGGAGCATGGGTATGTCGGTACGGAGGAGGAATGGCTGGCATCGCTCAAGGGAGAACCGGGTGAAACACCGGATATGTCGGAATACCCGAAAACATCTGAGGTCACAACGATTGTCGAGCGCGAGATCGAGGCGGCGACCGGAGATTTTCATTCTCATGCAAACAAGGCAACGCTCGACCGCCTGACTCCGGAGCTGATGCAGGAGCTTTCCGACTTGCAGCAGTTTGAGGACAGGACGCAGTATGAGATTCAGACCATCAACGAGGAACTGCTGACGCTGAATGCACAGAGGCATACACATAATAACAAGGATGTTCTTGACACCATTACCGAGCAGTATTTGCAGGATGAGGCGGCTTTCCGTGCATCGACCAGCAATGCACTGCACGGACTGTCCACAGGGCTGAGTGAGGTTTCTGCGCAGGCGCATTCTCATGCCAATAAATCTGTTCTGGACAGCATCACGCAGGGAATGCTTGACAGTATTACAAGTGCAGAGAGACAGGCACATACACATCACAACCTCACAACGCTGAACGGCATCACGGATTCTCATGTTTCCCGCTGGGAAGAAGCGTACACCGCAGCAATGAACCTCAATGAGCGTGTCGGTGTGAACGAGGGTGTGTTCGAGCGCTTCAAGACCGAGATTCTATATGATATGCAGGGATGCCGCACATCCATTTCGGATATCCTTATCCGGCTTTCTGCCGTGGAGACCGAGCTTTCCGGGGTAGAGACCGCACTTGCGGCAATCGTGGAGGTGACGACATGAGCATTGCAAATTATCTGGCAGAGCTGGATGCGCAGCGCGATCAGCTTGCGAGAAATCTCGTGACAATGGGTGTGCAGGCATCGGAGTCTGAAAAGCTGAATACCCTCGTGCCGAAGGTGCTGCAGATCCCGTCAGGCAGACCGGAGGTGACGCTGTTCCGCAACGGAAATGATGCTCTTACCACTTACGGTGAAAGCATCTACACTTTTTATATTGACGGATATCGCAGCATCGCGGGCTTTGCTGACGTGTATCCGCATTTCTGCTGTGCGGAGAATGCCTATGCACTTTACTACAATCAGCCGGATTTCAACTGGGGCGCTGTCATTTACACCATGTGTATCACTCCGGTACGCATCACGCCTGCAAGCAGAATTCTGTTCACCTACAAATCCGGGGCGACCGATGCAGGTGAAATGTGGCTGGTGCGCAAGAGCAGTCAGCAGATGTCGCCAGCGGAAACGGCAAGATACATTTACGAAAAGCTCAGCGGCGGCGAGGCGATCTCCGTTCCGTTCGGCTGGCTTGGCTCTGTCGGCAACTATATCTCCGTCCTGCACGATTGCAGCGGTGTATCTGCTGACGACTATTATCTCGCGTGGAAGGCAGTGACAGACAATACAAGCCCTATGATCAGGACGGTTAAGGTACTGGAGGTGACAACATGAAAGGAAGTATCTGTACGGTGATCGGTGCGATCGGCGGTGGTATTGCAGCGCTGTTCGGCGGCTGGGATTCCGCGCTGGTGACGCTCATCATCTTCATGGGCATTGACTTTGCAACCGGAATGATTACCGGCGCGATGGGCAAGTCCAAGCACAGCAAAACCGGAAAACTCAATAGTAAGGCTGGCTGGTACGGGCTTGCGAAAAAGGGCAGCATCCTCATGCTCATTATCGTGGCGGTGCGTCTGGATATTCTGCTCAATACGAACTATGTACGTGATGCGGTCTGCATTGCGTTCTGCGTCAATGAGCTGCTCTCCATCGTGGAAAATACATCGCTCATGGGTATTCCGTATCCGCCTGCACTGAAAAATGCCATTGAGGTGCTGCAGAAGCAGACCGGCAGAAAGGATGATAACGATGATTAAAACCTACGGCTATACCGATAATACACAGCTCTCTCCGCACTTTAATGCGCAGGAGTTCCGCTGTAAATGCGGCAAGGCACATGATTTTCAGATCGATGATGATCTCATCACCAAACTGGAGGCACTCTTTTCTAAGCTGAAATGCTCTAAGATCATCGTCACCAGCGGCTTCCGCTGCGTGGCGCATGATAAGGCAGTAAAGGGCAGCGGCACGGGACAGCATACACTCGGCAAGGCAGCGGACATCTGCTGCTACGGGCAGGACGGACAGCCCATCAGCAGCAAGACCGTCTGCTGCAAGGCACAGGATACCGGCTTTACCGGCATTGCAAATATCACTGCCGCCTACATCTATACGCACGTCGATGTGCGTTCCGGCGGCAAATGGTACGGTGATGAGGTTCACGGCAACAGCTCCGTCACGGATGATTTCTATAAATACTTCGGAGGCGAGGATATGAAGGGCATCGACGTCAGCGTTCACAACGGCAAGATCGACTGGCAGAAGGTCAGGGCGGCAGGCATTGATTTTGCGATTCTCCGCGCAGGCTACGGCAGGATGGCATCGCAGAAGGATGACCGTTTCGAGGAAAACTATGCGGGTGCAAAGGCTGCCGGTATTCCTGTCGGTGCGTACTGGTACTCCTATGCGATGACACCGGAGGAAGCAGAACTGGAGGCTGATGTGTTCCTGTCGGTCATCAAGGGGAAGCAGTTCGAGTTCCCGGTCTATTTCGATCTGGAGGAGAAAAAGCAGTTTGATCTCGGCAAGGAAAAGGTGTCTGCGATCATGCGGGCGTTCCTTGAAAGAGTGGAGGCAGCGGGCTACTTTGTCGGTCTGTACGGCTCGGCATCCTCGCTCGTGACGCATACCGCCGATGCCATCAAGTCCCGCTACACAATCTGGCTGGCGCACTGGTGTGATCAGACGAATTACAGCGGCGCATACGGCATCTGGCAGCATTCCGAGAAAGGCAGCGTGGACGGCATCAACGGCAATGTCGATCTTGATGTCGGCTACAAGGATTTCCCGACCATCATCAAGAGCAAGGGGCTGAACGGCTACGGCAAGGAGCTGAATCCGCCTGCGCCTGCTGCGGAGGACGGCATTACCGTTGAGGTCACGGTTGACGGAAAGAAGTACAGCGGCAAACTGAATAAGGCATAACACCAACGCCCGTCGGGATTTTTTCTCGGCGGGCGCATTTTTTTCGTCCAAACGCATCTCGATTCTGTAGTGGTATATGAAGGGATTGACTTTTCCGGCTATCAATAGGAGGTGCGATATGGAACAGCAGAAAATCATTGATGAGATCAACTATCACAAGGCACAGGCAATCACAGAATTGCTCTACGCCAGCGGTATGATTACAGTTGTCGAGTATGACAAATTATCGGAATTAAACCGCAAATCTTTCTCTCCGCTATACGCGGACTTATTACCGAAAACGCTTGATAAATCATCGGTTCAGAGTTAATATTGTATACTGACAAAGGAGGGACAACCATTGAAAATCAAGAAAATTGAAGCCCAGCCTGCTGTGGTGAAAAAGCTCCGGGTGGCTGCCTACTGCCGAGTCAGTACCGAGAATGAAGACCAGAAGGAAAGTCTGGAAGCACAGCGCGAGCATTACGAATCTTGGATCAAAATGCACGATGACTGGGAATGCGCTGGCATATTTTATGATTTCGGCATCAGCGGCACAAAGGCGGATGCCCGTGAAGGCTTGCAGGCTCTGTTATACGCCTGCCGCACCGGAAGCGTCGATTATGTGCTGACAAAATCCATCAGCCGTTTTTCCCGCAACACATCCGACTGTCTGTCGCTGGTGCGTGAGCTGCTTTCATATAATATCCCGATCTACTTTGAGAAGGAGAACATTGACACCGGGAGCATGGAAAGTGAACTGATTCTGTCAGTTCTCAGCAGCATGGCGCAGAGCGAATCCGAGTCCATTTCCAAGAATGTGAAGTGGTCGGTGAAAAAGCGAATGGAAGAAGGCACCTTTGTTTTCGGCTACCTTCCATACGGCTACACAAAGGACGCAGCCGGAAACATGGTCATTGATCCGGTTGAGAGCGAGATCGTCAGGCTGATTTTTGATCTGGCGCTGAACGGTATGGGGACATACAAGATCGCTCAGCTGCTCGACAGACGGAATGTTCCAACCCGCAAGGGCGGCAAATGGTCAGGCTCAACGGTCAAGGGTATTCTTGTGAACGAGAAATACTACGGCGCTGCTGCTTTTCAGAAAACCTATACCGACAGCAACTTCCGACGTCATAACAATCACGGTGAGGTTGACAGCTTTATTGCGGAAGACCACCATGAAGCGATTATCAGCAAAGAGGTTTTTGACCGTGTGCAGGTCATGATACAGAAACACATTGATGAACACGGCATCGTAAAGGATATGGGAAAGTACCATAACAAGTATCCTTTTTCCGGTATCATCATCTGCGGAGAGTGCGGCGGTAAGTTCAAGCGACAGACGCAGAGTGGTGGTATCGCATGGGCTTGCTCAACACACCTTTATAATAAAGATGCCTGTTCCATGATGTTTATCAAGGATGAAGCGATAAAGGCAGCCTTTGTGACGATGATGAATAAGCTGATCTTCGGCTGCAAGCAGGTTCTCGTTCCTTATTACGATGCACTCCGCCTCACCGATACGGACGAGAGCCTGCAAGGAATACTGGATCTGAAAAATGAATTGCAGCGGAACAGTGACCGGAAGAACGATCTGCGGAAGCTGCGTGTCAAGGGCTTCCTTGATGCGGCGATGTACAATCAGGAGCTGAGGCGCGTCGAAATGGAGAGCGAGGAAATCCGCGCTAAAATGAAATGCATCGACAGAGCCGGAGAGAACGGCGATATCAAGGAAACGAAAAAGCTCCTGCGCTTTGCTGAATCGGCAGAAATGCTCACAGAGTTCAGCGACGACCTGTTCACCGAATACGTTGACAGCATCATTGTATACACCAGAACCTGCATCGGCTTCCGGCTGAGATGCGGGCTGACATTGAAGGAGGAAGTATGTACGGGTACAAGATAGTGGACGGCAAAGTAATCGTTGACGAGCAGGAAGCGGCAGTTGTTATAAACATCTTCAACGGGTATCTTTCCGGCATGAGCCTGCGGGATGCTGCCGTGAATGCAGGCAGATCGATGGTTCACAGCATGGTGAAGCGCATCATCAGTAACTTCTGCTATGTCGGCGATGACTTCTATCCTGCGATTGTCAGCCGCCAGACGTTTGCGAGAGCGAACGCGGAACTGATACGCAGGTCGGAAAAGCATGGCGGCAAGAAGCGCCTGCAAATGCCGCCAGTCTATACGGAGTTTGATATTTCAGAGCCGGAGATGCATTTTGACGATCCGATAAAACAAGCCGAATACATCTACAGTCTGATCGGGGTGAGAAAATGAATGTTATAAAAAT